GAGCAGGTTTCACAATGCCCATCTGCGACAGAATGCAGTTATCTTCACCGATAGAAAGTTGCAACTGAGAGAAGGAATCTTTGCGACCAGAGGAAGACTTCCAAACGTTAGATTTGGTGAGATCGGTATCAATCAAAACCATACCAAAGTTGTCGATTTGATTATCACTGAAGGTGTACTTAATCGACCACACAAGGTTAGTCTTTTTGCCACCAAAGTGAGAGGTTTTGTTACCAGTGGCAAAGGACGATTTAGACTCGCCGCCCATCAATTTGAACTCAACAGGTTGACCTTCGATGATGTAATCATACCCGGCAACTTCCTCACGGCGACCATCAATCCCAAGGCGACGGATTCCTTCCTCAATCACCTCATTTACAATGTACTGAAAGATCTTTGTAAAGTCTGCAGTTTCCATGCCGCTATCTTTAATCTGTTGCAGAGTCTTACCATACAGGCGGAACTCTTCACTAACGTAGCGGTTGGTTTCAGTCACCACAAAGGCGGTGAGTTTCTCAAGGGTGGCGGTCAGAGTCATCAGGGGGAATGCTGTGGAGGGTCGTTTCCCCTCCGATGCCCTTAGTATAGGGTATCGGTGCGGGCACCCTGGTGGGGTTGTGCCACCTATTCAACTGGCACACTGAAAGCGCCCGCTGTTGAAATTATGATAGGAGAATGCCTCACGATTCACCAACTTAAACATACCAAACTCATTGGTCATCACATAACCTTCAGCATCAATCCTCTCCTGCCCGATGTAAGCGTCAGGACCATCATTGCGGCACAGATAGAGACAATCTGCCTTGATCGATTTCACCAGTGCCCACAATCCCAGCAGGTTAGGATCGCAGTCGAATTCACTATTCACAACAGGACGATTCTCACGGATGCAAGCATTCAGTTGCTGCTTAATCTTTGCTGCTTCCTTATCAGTTGCAAAGGTCACAACAGTTGCCATTTGACGGGCAAACTTGCAGACTTCCTCTACATCAGCGAAGGACGTTTGACCGTGCTGAATGTATGCTTGAGGTTGCACGAACTTCACCGTCTCAGTATCATTCCAGATGCTACGATCGGGGAATGCTTGAGCGTCACGAAGATCGCTCTCAGCATAATAGCAAGTGTGCGGTGCAATGATAATTTGCTGAGAAACTACCTCAGGAAACTTGTAAGTGATCGTGTTGGGAGTATACTCACAATCACCACCAAACCCAATAAAATCACCTTGGTAGATAGTATCGAAGCGAGGCAGATAATCAAAGCAAGCGTGAAGAATACGCGCAACTTCACCCTGATAGAATGAATCAATTTCTTCATGATTGTGAGCAATACGAATCTTTTTCTTGTTAAAGACTGCTTTGGTTCCTACAAAGAACTCACCGTTAGCAGGATTCACACCCCAGACAATCGCAGGGGCGCCATCAATCTTGACGCTCAAGTTGCCAGGATTCACGAACCAATCCAGGGCAGAAAGGTCACCCGTGAGAATAGAATCTTCGGGGTGCTCAAGGTGGGTGTTTTTCATGCTTTTAGTATTGCAGGGATTGGTGCCGATTGCAAGGGGGTGTGTGCCACTCTCTCAACTGGCACACGGGCAGCCGACTTGAGTATAAAAAAAGGGGAGCAGATTGCCCCCCGATTCTTTATGCAAACATGAAACCATTGCTGAAATCGTATTCATTGTAGACAGGAGAAGTTCCTGCCTGCCCGATGAACTTGTGGACGAACCACTTAAAGTTTTTTTGAAACACACATTCACCCTTGATTCCGTGCTCTTTGAGAATCGCATTCAGACGCGATTTGGTGGTCACAGACTGCCATCCACCGTCAAAGATTTGCACGAAGTTGTCACCAATGGTAGCAATGTGATTGCCGAAAAGAAACACTTTCGACTCATTGGTTGCAGCGTCAAAGGTAACCTCAGTGTTGCCAGACTTCCAATTGCGGGAGTCACGAATGGCAGCATTCATCTGGGATTCAATCTTACGCATTTGGGGGTTTCCCTCTCAACAAATGTAGTATGGACCAGATCGGGGGGAATCGCAACCCCCCTTGTGCCACTTACTGAACTGTCACACTCTCAATCAATTCTTCGACAACATCCTCATCATACACATAGGCAATCTCACCGAGCACATCTTCTTCAGATTTACCTGCCAAACTCTCAACAAGCGTATCGTACACAAATTGCATCAAACATTTGGTGTCCATCTCATCAACAATACGCTCAGCGTAGTTTTCAACGAGTTGGTCAAGTTGTTGGGAAGTAAGAGTCATCAGTCGTTGGTGGGGTGATTTACAATTTGGTCTTCGATTTGATTCGCAAGTTCTTCCATCCACTCACGAACTTCATCATCTTCGTATTGTGCATTGTCCCGCACAATACGCATCAGAAAGTCAATTTGCTCATCATCGAAATGATACTCTTTGAGAACTTCAGTCATTTCAGTAATCGTAGTTTGCGTTGAGATACTCATTCACATCGAACTTTTCATCACGAAGTTCAGGAATGTCAAGGTCAAAGATTTCACCAGGAGCATCTTGAATCTCAGACCAGAGTTCGTCAAACATGGTTTGTCTCTCAGGGACGAATGTAATGTATCAGGGATTCAGGCGCACCACAACCCCCTGTGTGCCACTCTCTCAACTGGCACAAGGTTTCTTATACAAACTCCGCGAGATAGTAATCTAAAGGCAACTCAAGTTCTGCTGCTTTAGATTCCCATTCATCCCATTCTTCCTGAGAAGCATCATTGAAGAAATCCTCACGAGAATATTCAAAAACAGGACCACACATTCGAATCAATTGCGACAACGAAGGTAATGTAAACCATCACGTGGCAGATATCAACCCCTACTGTGCCAGATTCTCAACTGTCCTTATTCTCAATAACGAGGACCTTATTGAGAATAGGTCCAATCTTTAAACTGGCACATTACTTGAATGGATCGAGATGCATGATGGTAGAATGCACATTCTCATCACCTTCGAGCTGCAATATTTCTGCCCATTCATATACATCTAGGTCTAGATCATCATAACACTCTACATCTAGAATGATACGAACGCGTTGCTTATTATGCATAATGACGATATGCTAGATCTTGATAATCATGCGAATCTCGTGCATAATCATCATCTAGATCTAGTGTATAGTTCTCATCTAGATCTACATAATCATTCGTATACGTATAGTCGAAATCGTAATCGTCGTACATGAGCTCGTCGAGATTGTGTGATGTGACTTGTATATTGTAGCATAAGGCTCGTCGAGATTGCAATAGGTGTGTGCAGATCTCGACGAGATTCATACGATAATATATATGAATCTAGAGCGTTCTAGACGAGTTCTGATGTGGATCTCGTAACAGAATGTCTCGACGAGATTCTATCATGCTTCTAGAAGAATGTCAAGTCTCGTCGAGTTCTTGTGAGGGTCTGGGAATTTTTATGGGGGCGGGGGTTGACAAACTGCTCTTCTTATGATACGCTCGCTAAGGTCACAAGTCCTGGAGGCATTAAACAAGACTCAGAGGCATTAAACAAGACTCAAAGGCATTTATAAGACTTATAATCCTCTACATTTATTCTATTCTCAACAATAATACTCAATTGATTCTCAATAATATTCATCTTATTGAGAATGTTACAACAAACACATTTATATTTTTTAATACCTTTTTTAATTAAATTTAAGTTAAAACACTATAAAACTGGCATAATCTCAGTATTTTGGCATCCTTGAGTCTTTACATACTTCTCCCAATGAGTAGCATCTTCAATCGTATAGAAAACTGCGGTTTGCTTTGAGAATGCTTTCTTTTTGGGTTTCAGGTAGATGACTTGATACTTCATAATAATACAAATTAATAGTTGGTCCGTCGTTCCAATGTCTTATGACCCCTGCAATAATGAATAGATTAGTAAGAAGATAACTACCGAATATAACAGTCCGTATATGAGCAACGTGGTCTGATTCTCTGTCATTTTTACTTGCTTTCTCCCCAAGTGATTTCGCCCACAATCTCCACAGTGTTTTTTTCTTCTTCATACTTTGAATCTCTTGATTTAATATAAGTCAATTCTTTCCACTGTTCAGGATAACAAACTACCAGCACTCTTTCATTACGATGAAGTGAACAACACAGATAATTAACCTCATCCTTTGGGCGTACAGACTGTTCAATTGTAATATATTCCTTATCAGTGAAATACACCCAACCTTCCACATCAT